GTCGGAGGCTGCTCTTCCCCTCGTTGAACAAGGACTGTTGAATGGGAGCCAGGGCCACGTCCAGGTTCAAGCTAGCCAGCGCCCGCCCAAACTCATGCGGCGGCACGCCCTCTTTAAATTCATAGAGTCCCTGATCCAGACCCTTGGGGCGCATTCCCATGAACACGAACTGCACGCGGTCGGCCAGAGGCCCGGTAGCAATAGACCGCACAGCCGGGATAAGCTGCTCCAGGTCCCCATCATGGCTAATCCCACCAGCCCAGCCAATCCGGATCTTGGCTTCCTTGGCCTTCGTGGTAATCTCAGGCAGCGGGCCGTCTAGTTCCGGCAGGAGATTCGGGAGAACCTGGACCGGCGTGCTGCTGAGAGAGCGGAGCCAAGAAGCCAAAGATTCAGTCGGACACACAGCACCATCGCAAACATCAAGCGCCGCAGCGATTCGCGCGTCAATCTCATCAGGCGGGGCCAGGAATACTTCATGGTAGTTGTCCTCGTCTACTGCACTCAAATGGTCATCCAGTTCATAGATGAACTTGGCGTTCGGCAGAGCCGCCCGGAGATCCTTCATGTGCTGGATCTGGCCTTCCTCGACTTGCCGCTGGAATACTACCACATCCGGCTTGCTAGCCACCATCTCCTCAATAGGGATAATCGCGTGGGACATACGAGCGTATGCCGCGCCAGACTTCACTAGCGCCTGGGCAGGACTGATAATCCGATGCCATCCGCACCCGTGCATGTCTGCGGCATAGGCTACAACGAAAGGCAATTTCTTGGTTTCCGGCATTGTGTTCCTCTAGGGTAGAATAATCTATTTATTTAGATATACCTATTGCATTATCTTGTCAAGCGCCTTATAGTCTATTTTATGAGATATTTTTCAAGCTACGGGACAGCACTCTAATGAGCAAGTTGATCCTTCCGCCCAGCACGGGCTTGACCCTGCCAGCCTTCTACAATACAGTCATGGGACCCAAGGGCATTTCCTTCCCCATCCACTTGAATCCCGTGGCAACCGCCCTCGCGGACAAGCGTATTACGAAGCTGATGCTCATTATCGGCCCAGGCTCGGGTAAGTCCCTATTTTTGTCCGTGGTTTATCCCTTGTATGTCCTGGGGAACAACCCGGACCACACGATCATCAACGTCTCGGCCTCCGAGGGTCTCCCGCAAGGATTCATGCAGGCGGTCATGGAGATCATTGACAAGTCCCCTCATTATAAGAGGATGTTCCCCGGAACCCGTCCGGACAAGAAATCCGGCTGGTCCATGGAGCGGGGCATTTATACCACATCCCGCCCGCCCGGGGATCCTGACTCCTCCTACCGGGCCGCAGGTCTTACCTCCAAGCAGCTCGTTGGCAAGCACGCCAAGCTCATGATTCTGGATGACATTCACGATGCCGAAAACTCAAGTTCCGTTGGAGCCTGCCAAAAAGTCATTGATTCTTACTACAATAACCTCCTTGGTCGAGCAGATCCTCAAGAATCAAGATTTATCCTCGCGGGTCGTAGATGGTCCCAATGGGACATATACGGTCATCTCATTAAGTCCGGGGATTGGGTTGCCATGCGGCTCCCGGCTGAAAGAGGTCCAGGTCAATCTGCCCTATACTACGATGTCTATGTCCCGCCCGACCTAGAGTGCTGCTTCACCGAGGGCGCTGCCCAGGAAGTCAAGACCGATGACCCCAAGTACCGCCAGTTCCGCGCCTACTATGGCGTAGACCCTAAGAAGGAAGGCTTCTTCTGGCCAGCCTCCGAGGTCAAGCGCAAGGACTACTTCTCGGTCAAGCGGAACAATCCAGCCACCGCAGCCGCCACCTACCAGGGCTCGCCGGGCGGTAACGAATCCGGAGTCTTCATAGAGTCCGACTTCCGCTATATTCCAATGGGTGCCTACCCGGCCATGACCCCGGCCTTGCTCCCGCCCGCCATGATGCCACCCGGCTCCCGGATCATCCAGGGCTGGGACGTGAGCCATACCATCGGCAAGAACGCGGACTATTCAGTCTGCACGACCGCCATCATATCGCCCTGCCAGTCCTGGCACAATGGCGAGATCGAGGCCCTTGTCGGCAAGCCCGATTCCCACTATGATGTTACCGTGGTGGACGTGTGGAAGGACCAAGTAGAATTCGGGGGCCTTGTCGAGAAGATGAGGGAACTCCATAATCTCTGGTCCCCATCCTTCATCGCCGTCGAGAAGAACACGGGTTCCATTCCTATCATCCAGGCTCTGGGCAATACCCTGCCCATCGTCCCCATGAGCCTCCGCAACAGCAACAAGAAGGCCCGCGCGGTCATATCCATCAGCGCCGGGACCGCCTCCGTGCAAAGCTGGCTCCGGCAGGGCCGGGTCCAGTTCTGGGCAGAGGCACCTTGGCTCCAATCCCTCAAGCAGGAAATGCTTGACTTTACTGGGGATGGGTCCGGGCACGATGATATGGTAGACTCCTTTGTCTGGGTCATCACGCAAGCCATCCTGCTAGGCTCCGGGACTCCATTGATGCCAACGGATTCGATCATCGAAGGCCGAGAAGGGCAACCTGTGGACCACCGGGCACTTGCCGCCGCAGCCCTCGCCGCTCACTCCGATGCAGGGCGGTTGCTCGTTGATCTGGCCGAGGCCGAGCGGGGTCCAGCCAAGCCGACCTTCCGCCCAGGACAGGCCCAGCCAATCCTGCCCACCAACCTGCCCGACATTCAAGTATGTCAGAATTGCCGCTACCGTGATAGGATGACCAGCATGTGTGTCATTCAGAGCCGGAAAGTGGTGGGCCTCGACGTATGCCAGTCGTGGAGTTGGGATGGCGTGGGAGGTATGCAATAATGGACTCGCAAGAAGATACCCTACTAGACCTGGAGGCCATGCTGAAGGCTGAATTGCCCCAGCAACCCGCTGAGCTGCCAAAGCGCCCTTTTCTTCCCAGCCCAGAGGCACTCGGAATCTATTCCGACTTCACTCCCGAATCTATGGGCCGGGTCCAGGAACTAAATTCTTATTCAACCGCCCTAGTCAAGGCCATGGAGCCCCAGGACCCGCTCGCCAAGGCCCTAGGAGCCCCGCCAACCGCCTTCAGCTTCGTCACCATGTCCTACATGCCGGATCCCCAATCCGGAGGCCTTATGTCCTGGCCCGGTATCGCTCCAGGCAGCCTGCAAAAGCTGGCCAGGACCAACCTCGCGCCCGAGATGATCATCAGCACCCGCATTGCCGATGTCCTGCGCTATTCCCACATTTCCTCCCACCCCTGGAAGCCGGGCTGGCGCATTGAAATGAAGGACCGCTCCTCCAGTCCTACGACCTGGGACAAGCGGGATATGCGAGCTTGCGAGAGCCTCATTGAGAATTGCTCCCTGGACGGCTCTGCCGATACCCCGCGCAAGCGAGATGCCCTAGGCTACCTGCCCTTCAAGAAGTTCCTCGCCGCAGTGGTCCGGGACTTCCTGACCTATGATGCCATCGCGCTCTGGACCGATATGGACCAGCGGGGGCGCGTTAAGGGCTTTGTCCCGGTCCCTTCCGGCAATATCCGCCTAGCGGACCCCAAGATCGGCTACCTAGGCAACCCCAAGGACTTCGCGGTCATGGTGGATCAGGCGGGCACAGTTGTCCAGCCCTTCACGCGCGATGAGCTGGTCTGGCACGTAGGCAATCCCAAGCTGGATCCGGACTGGGGTGGGTATGGCTGGTCTAGGCTGGATGCAGGGATGCGCCTGATTGACGCTTTCCAGGCCGCGTTCGATATGAACACGGACGTATTCAGCAAGAACTCCTTCCCAACCGGCATGATGCTCTTGAAGGGCGCAGGCTGGACCCAGAACGAGCTAGATGCCATCGCCCGCCAGATCTCGAATCTGAAAAAGGGCGTGTCCAAGATTTGGTCCATGCCAGCGATGGTGGTCCCCAAGGACTCGGACGTAGATTTCCTGGACCTGAACGCATCTAATGAAAAAGATGCCATGTATCAGAATCATATGAATCTGGTCATGGGCGTATTTGCCTTGCTCTATAACTTCCCGCATGATAGACTGGGCTTCCGGATCTCGGGCTCTGGCCCAGACGCGGGTGAGAAGTCAGGCGGCGGGGATGACAAAAACCAGACTCTTGTAACAGCGGATGAGGACATTGGCCTCATCAACCTTCTGTCCAGCCTGGAATTCGTCCTCAACGAATACATTATCAAGACCCGATTCCCGCACCTTCAGCTAGTCTTTTCCGGAAAGGCTCCCCGAGAGGATGCCCGGGAGTACGAGGCCAAGCAATTGGCTCAGACCTTTGGCGAGCGGCGTGCTGCGGCGGATCTCCCAGCTCTTGAGGAACTAGCCCAAGGCCCAGATGCCAAGAAGATTGCCAAGCTCATGGACCTAGCTCCCATTGACCCAGGCCTCTCCGGCATCTTCCAGAGCCTAATAACTGCCTACATTGCCAGCAAGGAGAAGGCTAAGAATGAGCCTGCCAAGCCCGGGGCTGCATTCCCAGCCACCAAGGACCCCGCCAAAGGCGAGGCCCATGGGGCAATGAGCGGAGTGCGCAGATCCAGCCGGAAGTCCAGTCTTCTAGTGGCTGATGACATCCGCCTGGATTATGACTCCGAGGACTACCCAGATAATGAAGGCTATCCAAGCCGGGATCCTGAGGACTAGAGTAGTCCCCAGGTACCCAAACCAAAGGAGCAGGGCGAACCCCGCTCCACCGTTCAAATTAGATATCCTAGGCAAAGTCCTAGGATAAAGAGCAGCCAGCCCTTGAAGTCTTTGACGGGCCAGATTACCAGACCCGCAAAGGCTGCGGCTCCAAGCATGAAGCAGAGAAGCCCGATCATTCTAGGCTCCCCAGGACTGGCCTGCATTCGTCATCCCAGGCCGCGCTGACCCCATCATCCCAGAGGTCCGCAGCTCTGGTACCCTCAATATATGGGTTCGGAGTCATCTCCCGGGCTTGTGTGATCGCGGAGATCACTTCATTGTAGCCCTCGTCCCAAGCTGACCGGCTCATTGTCTTAGGACCAGTACGCAGAGAATAAGTAGTAGTAGTATAGAAATCATGAGGCTAAACCTTATGCAGGATTGTTAGATCCAGTTGATGGGTGGACTTAGAGGGGCTTGCCCCGGACCAGTGGCCGTCGCGCGCCCAGGCAGTCGTATTCTCTCCTTGGATATCCAGGAACCGTCCATGGATAGGATAGGGACCGGGGGCATCCACGCAGTATATCAGGGCTGAGCCCACTTCTCGCAGGCAGTAGATATCGCCCGCAACCCAGGCTGTAATTGGTTTCTTGGCCATCTCGTTATTTCCCTCGGTTTGGTCATTATAGTCCATCTCGATCATCCTATTCATAGTGTAGCTTAATTGCAAGACCTTTATATGATATCATTCGTATTATTTCAAGATCTGTTGACCGATCGGTCAATAGCATAGCAGACCCGAGATTTTGCTTGCTAGGACCTTGCACCTCTGCTAAGCTCTCCGGCATAGATTGGAGGTTACTATGAGTATAGGCAAATGGTTATCCGCT